AGGGATCATCCATCGCTATTTCCGTAGCTTCAGCTACCCATTGTAAGTTTTTTAATGCTGGTCTATAAACATCTTGATGTGCAGTAATAAAGTTTTTTAATCCTAATCCAAATGTTCTTGAAAAACCATTTACGGTAAAAGGTCGTGCTGCTTCTGCTACAGCACCAACTGTAACTCTGCCCATATAAGCAAGACTTGCAAAATTTCTAAGTAGTCTAGCACTTCTTTTACTAAATGATGAAGGATCAGAGTTATTAAACACCCCTAAAAAAATATCTTTACTATCTATGTATGCATTCAAAACATCATCTATATCTTCATTGTCGCCTTCTTTTTTTAAGTATTTTTTTACTAAATATATTTCTTGTTGGTTTATAAAGTTATCCATATTAGAATCACCATATGCTTTATTAAGCTCTATTAATTTTGACATACGTTGAAAATAACTACGTGTAACAATTACTGGATCAGTTTCAATAAACTCTAATATATCTTTAGTTTCTATATCTAATGATCTTGTCATAAGAGAACGACTGCCTATGCGAAATCCTTTTTTGGTTGTTCTAATACCTAAACCATTATCGACATCTCCAAATGATGCTTCTTGATCTATAATCCTATTAAAGGTTTTTTCTACTCTTTTTTCTATCTCAGCTGGATCTGTTGATCGTGTAACTATTCCATCTTTTGTAATCTTTTCTGGATTGTTTGTAAAATGCACACGTAATATCTCTTTAAATTCATTTGGTTTTTCATAAATCTTATCTAATCTATAAAATCTTGGGAAGTATGTTGGATCTTCAAAGTCAATAAGTGTTAATGGATTTGCTTCGAACTCTGCTAAATCAGCTTCCATATCTACAAATTCTTCACGATTTCTTTTTAGCATTCTTTGGTATCGAGCTTTTTTAAATGGTTGTAACTCAACTTCTATCAGTCTTTCTAGTTGTGCAATTACTCCACGTTTTTTTTCCATTAATCGTGCAAAGGATTTTTGTGATGCAAACATATTTAGTTTTACACCTTCTCCAAGAAAATGCCCAAACATACCTCTCATTGAATCAGCGGCATCTCTAACTTCTTGTGATGTATTTGGATTGTTTGCAAAATCTGGATCTACTACAGCTCTTGTTACACTTTCTCCAAATGCTTTAAATCCTAATCTTTCTTTTGCTGGTATCTCTTTATACAAACTTTGTATTTTATCTTTGCCAGTTTCATACATATCACTTGCACGTATTACAGCAGACTTAGGATTGATACCTAATAACTTATCACCAGCATCACGATTTGTTCTCATTTTTACAAAATTAGCAGTCAATTCTTCACGAAACTTACTATAAGGCATAAAATGTTCTGTTAAATGCGCTAACAATGCAGAGTTTTTTTGTTTAATGCCTGCAATATCTGATCGTTTTGGTACACCCATATCTCCAAAACCTCTTTCATAATCCATTACAAGCTTTGCATCATTTTTAAATTTACGTAATATCTTGCCTTGATTTGTTGTTTGTGAATAAAAATACTCTAAATATTTTAATACACCTACATTCAGTTTTTTTGCAGGGCCTATACCAACCTTTGCATCTGTATCTATATATCTAGGTGTATATGTTTCATATTGTAAATCTTCTAACACTTTCATATTCACAGTATTTTCCATATCAGCAAATGTTTCAAAGTTTGCTCTACGAAATTCCGGGTATATCTTTTTATACATTTCTTTTTTAATACGGAAAGATACATAATCATTTACATTCTTAAATGCATTCTCTGGTAATACCCTTACTCCTTTACGAGTACCAACCAAATGTGTACCTTCTTGAAAATCATTTCTTAGTTTAACCTCATTAATATAAACAATATCTTCTTTTGAATCATAAGTTACATTTCTAGTTTTTTTAGTTGAATACTTTACTGTTACATTTGCCGCATCATCAAGAGGATTGTAATTATAATTACCAGTAAAATCTATATCTCCTTCTGTTCTATTAAATGCATCATCATATTGCTCTCCCAAACCTTTCATACCACCAGAATCTTTTAATCTGCTTTTACTTACTGGATCTAATCTTTTACCAAATGTACCACCTAAAGCACCCCCTAATAATACACTTGTGCCGATAATAGTAGCACTTTCAGCAGTAGTAGCATTAGGATCAAGTCTCATTCTAAATGGTTCAGTAGCGGCAACAACAGCACCAGTTTGATAACCAGTACGAAAAAATCTACGAAAGAATGAATAACCCCTAGATAATGGTAATGCAACATAGTTTACTGGATCACCTAATCCAGCTACAAGTGATGGTAATAGTTGACCTCGATTAGAACCTTCAATCCTTTCTCTTGCAAGTGTAGATCTATCAATCCTTTGTTTAATTACATCCATTTCAGATTTGTTTCTTACCTCTAAAAAATCTGATGCATAATCTTCATATCCACTTAAATTTTCTTCTGCAAAAGGATCAAAGTCTGGATCATAAGGTTTGTTAAATGCAGAACTATCTAATACTGCTTGTCCCATCAAAGGCCCAGCATATAACTTCCAATGCTCTGATACATCTTCTAAAAAACTAGTATTATTGCGAGGTAATTTATAAGGTGCAGGAAACCCTAATGGCCCATATCGTAGTAAATCTCTATATAGTTTTTCTTCAACCATTTATATTACTCATAAAAAGTACCTTTGAATTGTTGCGATATTTTAAAATCTTCTCTTTGTAATTTAAGATCTTCTAGCTTTTCTGTTTTCTCTTTAAGATACTCAGCTTCTTGTTCTTTTACTCTATTGACAAAATCAAATCTTTCATCAGTAGCTATATTAATTATAATATCACCATCTTCATCTTCTAAATACTGTCCTAAACCATTTTCATCCACAAATACTAATTTATATCTAATATCAGCTACATTACCTATTTCATCATTTACACTGACATATAATCTATCATCTATTGGTACAGCTTTTACATCCTTTATCCATTCAATTCTTCCTTGTTCATCTGGATTGTCTTTTATAAATCGTGAATTATCTATAATATCCTGGAATATATCTTTTGCCCAATCCATATCACTAACTGTCCTTCTAACTGCATTTTTTCGAGTTATTGAAAAATAGTTTTCCATTGGTAAATGTGCAACCATAGATTCTTCATAGTTAATATTTTCACCTAATTGTGTACCAACAGTAGTCTTGGATACACCAAATGTTTGTCCAAGTATGCTACCATTTTTCCATTCATTTAATACAATAGCAATTTGATTTTCTAACTCTTTATTACTACGAATAGATAAATTGCCAGATGCTATTGCAATATCTACTGCATTAGTAGCACTTGCCATTAAATCACTATCATATCTTTTACCACCAAATGTATTTTTTAGCCAATCTTCTATATATTCTGTCCTTCTAGTATAATAACTTTCACCTTCACCAAATATATCTCTAGCAATATTATCAGCTGCATTTTTTTTAGCAGGTTGATTTTCATTTTGACTTCTTAATTCTAGCTCTTGTTCAATAGCATTTTCTGGACTTAGACCTAAATTAATACCTTCAGCAATATTATTCATAGAACGTTTATGTGTTTTTTCCATATAAAAGAATGATCGATTATCACCAGCTTTATTGTTTAAATTATTTAAACGTAATCCTATCCCTGCATTATTAGGGCCAGTTTGTGGTGCAAAAATTTCTAAGAGTTGTACTTTATCTTTATTTTCAAAAGCTGATTCAAGTCTATCATATACTGTTTGTGGTAGTATATTCTGTGTTGCCGCAAAATAGATTGCTACATTATCTTGTACTCCATTTATATTTAACCTATATTCTTCTTCAGAAAAACCTTTACCATAGATCTTTGCATAATCATCTTGTATAGTATCTTCCAACATAAGTATTTCCATATTTTTACGTGTAGCAACATCATTTGCAAATAAACTAATAGGTTGACCTTCTGTATTTTTTATTAAATTTAAGGCAACTTTCTGTCTATCCTTATTTAATTTAGTTTGTGTTTCAGTAAGTGTTGTAACTGTATCATCTAGTTCTGATAGATAATCATTAAATCTTTCTATGGCATCAGAATTATTATTAGCAGTATCAGATAAACTTTTTGCAGTTATTGTTGTACCATCTTGCATAGTATAGTTTGCTATATCACCAGTTATCACAGCTTCTAATCCAACAACATCTGCAAGAAATGATTGTTTTACCTCTATAGGATCATTTGAATTTGGAGCTACTGATAATAATTCAAATAAATTAGCCAAACTTTTTTCTGTATCTATAATCCTATCTAACTCTGAATCTGGTAACAAAGTAGGATTTACTGCTTGGAATTTTTTTAAATCATTTTCATGTTCTTGTATTGCTAGTGCAACATTTTCTTTATCTCCAACTTGATGATACGGCAGAATCTTTTGTCGAAAATCATTTTCTAGATCAGAAAGCAAGTTAGATTGATTTTGTAAATCACTTGCAATTTTTTGTTTCTCTACATTATTATAAGCAGATTGTTTTGCTTTATTAATTGCACCTTCAATGTAAGCTCTTGTATTTGGTGGTAATTCAATACTAGCCATAAATATTCTTGGATCTACTATTTCTAAAAATCTTTCACCATTATCACCAGCTAGTATAGATGATCTTTCTTCTTCATCGATTATACTTTGAAAATCTGTTGCTAATAATTCTAAATGTCTTTTAGTAATTAATTCTTCATAAGCATCTGCTTCTGATTGTGTCTTACCTTTAAAAGTTGGTGGTTTTGTATGCAGTGCAAAAGTTTTAGCTTCACCAGATCTTTTGTCAAAATACTTAACATTTTCTTTTGTAAATGTTGCAAGTTCTGCCGCTTCTTCACCACTTTTTTTACCCAGCTCTTTACTTTCTTTTAGTAACTTTGTTGAAACTGCTTCTGTTATTTGTTCATATGTATTAGCACTTCTACGTAGTGCAGTTGCCATATTGCTAAATCCAGTACCACGATTTACACCTATTTGTGATACATAATCTACTTGTTGTTCGCTTCTTTTAAGGGCCATATTTACTACCTTGGAAATAATTCTTTTAGTGGATCAGCCATACCTAATAAACCTCTAGTAGCTGAACCTATTACATCAGATCTAGCAACTTGTTTTGAGGCTTTTTCACTAAGCTCGGATTGTTGTATTTCTCTTGCTGTACTTAATTGTTTTTCTGCACCCATTAATCCAATAGTCGATGCATCTTTTTTATATGTTTTTTGATTAGCTTTTAATAATGCTCGATAACTTGGCGAATCTAATGCAATACCAGAACCAGCCATTAAAGCTCTATTTTGTGATAGTTCACTAAAATATTTTTGTCTACGTTGATTAAGTTTATTTGTTGTTTCCATTTCTTGTGCAACTTGTTGTTCTCGTAATTGTTGTTGTTGCACTCTAAATCGCATTTGCTCATATGCAGCAGCTTGTTTTTGTGCTTGTATTGACATCAATGTACCAAAACCTTGTGTAAAAGCACTAAGAACAGCAAATATTTGTGGTAACCCAAATCCAAATAACATTAAAAATAAACCTCCGTTGTTATACCCAATACTCTCATTGGTAATGGGACTGACTGCCTAATCTGTAGATTTGGCTCTATGCTATACCCTAATGGATAAATTTCTTTTTTACCAGTAAAACTATCTAATCCATCAGAGGTATTGATACTTGTAGTAGTTAATACCACATCATTACTATTTACAGTAAGATTATACGTAGTCGATAATTCAAGAATAGTTTTTGCAATCTTTCTTGGTAAACCAGTTAACTGTCCTGCTCTACCAGTTGCATCTGGACTAAGAGTATCTATCTCCACTGTGAAGTCTAATCCTATATCTACTGCACTAGCCGCTGTTGTAAAAGATACAACACCACCACTGCTAACAGTGCCAGTACCATAATAGTAAACAGCACTATCTTCATTCGTGCCAGATGTTGCAAATACTGCTTTGCCTATATGTGTTGTCAATCCACTAAATACTTTGCTTGTTACAAACTGTAATGCTACCCCATCTGACTGTGAAGATGCTGTATCGATAACAATAGTATATTCCCCAGACACACCAGTTGCTGTAACAGAGTTAATAGTAAAAGTAGTACCAGTACCACCAAATTGAAAAGTCTCACCGACACTAGGAGCATTAGTAAATCCATCTGCTGTAAATGTTGTAGTAGAGGAGAAAGCACCATTTGTAAGTGGAGTACCATGTGGCTGGTAACTAGCAGATATAGTTTTAGATACAGTATAATCTGTAGGTAAATCAAATGCATGATCGCTAAATTGTTCTAATGAGTATTTATCAACACTATTAATACTTCTTTTAGTAGCAACATATATATCTGAAGTAGTACAACATACTGATGTATAATCCCCATCTGTATTCCACTGCATCCACCCAGCTATCTTCTCATTTCTTTGTGATAAGAATACTGCAATATTACCATCATTATTTACAAGAATATAAAACTGCTCTGTTCGATCTGGTACTGATGTAAGTTTTGCAGAATCTACTGGATCTTTTATAAGATGACTAGATAGTAAGGATATACTATTAGAGCTGTATTCTTCACCAGATTCACTAAACAAATACTCTCTTACAGTCTTACCATTATTCTGTATAAATATAGTTGCATTATCAAACTGTCTTGGCTTTGCTTTTAGTTGTGATCCAAACATAGATTGATTTACAATACGTATATCGGTAGGTGTTACTGGTTGTGATACTGGTGGTCGAAGATAAAACTCACCAGTGCTAGTTAGTATTTGTAAGTTCTTGCCAGATACTAAATGTCTTATTTCATTAATCTGATCTGATGCTATTTGTATTTGTATTGATTCATCATCTTCTGCTGTGCCAACATCAAAGTTAAAGAAGTTAGCAATCTTACTGCCTTGTATTCCATCTGGTAAACCACTTGTTCCACCAAAGTATAATCTTTGTTCATGGAAACAAGCTGTTTGTGGATATCCATTTACATCACATATTACTTGCTCATCCCAACTTCTAGTTGGTGGATGACCTGCTATAAATACATTTACACCACCACCATCAATAGATTCTGTCGCTGTATCTGATGAACCAGCTGTATAAGTAAAATGATTATCATCTGTAACTGTAATAGTAAATGTACCATTTAAGTTACCTTGTGCTAGACCAGCACCATCTGTATCAAATATATCTTCAGCACCACTTATAGTTATAGAAGCACCAGTAGAGAAACCATGCTGTACCATTGTTACCTCTACAAGGCCAGAACCTTGTGTAGTTCGAAAAGGATCTTCATCTAATGGAATCTTTACTTCTCCTTGTAATGTTGCACTTACAGTTGTTGCATTAGTAAAAGCAGTAATAAGTAATTCTACACCATGATAACGAATACGTTTACCTACATAACTAGATGTAAAATAATCAGCTGACGTAACACAAGATACACCAGTTGCACCTTTAGTTGTATTATCTATATCAAGTGTAATAGTTGCATCTGCAAACTTAAAATATGGTTGGAATACTTTCTCACCATTTATGCTACTTGCAAAAGTAAAATCAGAAACAGTAAAGGTAGTAGCACCAGTTCTTTTAATAACTTGGGGATGAAAACCAGAATGTACTACAATCATAGTATCGCCAGTTTGTGTTACATCTAGTTCAAAAAGATGGGAAGTAGTCCAATCACAACTACTTATAGTCTGCAATAATGTGCCATTAGTTGAATATATTTTAAGTACTGTATTTTGAAATGCTAAGATATATTCTTGTCCAGCACTAAATATAAAACTCTCTATCCGGGATTCTGCACCTAAATCTGCTCTGAAAGCTGTGCCACATCTACGTTCGATAGCACCTTGATTCATAGGAATTACATTACGTGCTTTTTGTAAACCAGATGCATATGCAGTTAAATCAGTACGTGATATTAGCTTGGGATCTAATTCACCCCTAAGAAAGTTAGACTGATGTACTCTTTGCATAGCCATGTAGAACCTATGATGGTGTTGTAGCTGTTATGTCATTCAAGGCTGTTCGATTACGTACATTTCTAAATCTATCTACATCTACTCTACGTGTTGTCTGTGCTTGTGAGTCTATAGCCTTCGCACTCTGTAATTGAGAACGTGCTTGTTGTGCATACAATACTGATAACTGATCATTACGTGCTATCGCACCAGCGAACAAAGACGCTAGTTCAAATACCAGCGCCTTTGTGAAGTAGGGAGGGAAAACACTTTCACTTGGCTGAAAAGTATAATCAGCTATTACCGTATCAGAGCTAGTAGTATCTGTAAATAAATTTTGACCATATCTGTCATAAACTATGACTTGATCGCCTACTGTTACTGTATGAATTATAATTGCATCAGTTGGTAAAGCATATGATGATTCATATCGTGCATCTGGATTAGATGAGTTCTTACTCAACTGAGTTTGTTTACTTGCAAATCTCCAACGACATTTTGTTAATAGATCTTCTAGTGTTGTTTCATATAGTTGGTTTGCAACAATTGATTCTGTGGTGTTTTGTGAGAAGCTTGAGATTGTATTAGCACCAACTAATACTAAAGCTTTATTACATATATCAAATTTACTAATAGTCATTTTGTCCTCAATGTTGAGGGGGGCGAACCCCCCTCGATTTGGTTATGTACCGTTAGTTGTGGTTACAGTAGCCGCACCAGTTGCACTTGTTACAACTACTAAGTCTACTGTTTCTGTGCCACCAGTTGCACCAACGACTAAGATAATATCATGCTCTTTTAGTTCGTTAGTTGCATCATTAAAGTATCCAGATCCTACAATAGTACTGATTGCATCTGTACTGCTGTAATAGAAGATACCTCTTGCACCACCAGCAACTTTTAATAAAGCACTTGCTGAATAAGCCATATTATATCTCCTTTCTTATTCTGTGATCTGGCACTCAATAGCACCATTGTTATCAATCATCACTGCGCCCATAGACATATATGATGTGATAAGGTTACTAACTTTCTCAGGTATATAGTTTACTTCTGTTCTAATATCTGAACCCATAGCAAGTCCAACAGCTGATTTGTGATATGCATGGCAATCACGAGTTGTACTTGAAATAGATAGACCAGAATGTGTAAACCACATAAACCCAAGCCATCTTTTTGCAGTTAATCCACCAGCATATGGTAGATCACCTTCTCCGACATACTCTGAACGTGAAAATTGGTCAATTTGTAGAAGGTCTGCCCAACCAGCTGGAGATACAACAAAGTATCTTTGTCCATCATCTGGAACATCTCCTTCACCAAATGCTTCATACACAGTCAAAGCTTTAGCTAGAGTTAGAGCCGCTGATCCGTGAGCAACGTTGTTGCTGTTTGTACCTGCGTCTAAGACATCAATGATAAGTTGGTCTGTCTTTCTACCTAGTGCGGCAGATGCTGACATAGCCAATACTTGTCTTTCATCAATGTTTGTTTTCAGCTCATCTAGTCTGTCGACATAATCGGCAGCATAGAAATCTGAAAGAGTAACGTCTACTGTTGAATGGCTGACATCCATTGTTGGAACTTGCGCGTGTCTACTTTTAGATACTGCACTTCCAGTACCAACTTTTTGGAATCGAGCTTGGTTACCAGTAACGTTATTAAGTTGCCTTACAGTATTACGAAGTTTAGAACCCATACGTTGATAAGCCATATGCACTTCTGCTTCAAACTGTTTAATAAAGGCAGTACTAATAGATGTACTCATAATACACTCCTTGTTAAAAAGTTAAGTTTAAATTAGACAGTTATCCAAGTTAGATTATCTCGGTTGTCCATTGTGGGCCTATTTCATCTAATATGGGCTGTGTTCCATATTTAGTTACATTTTGTAACTTCTTATAGAAATACAATATTTTTACATCTTTGACAAGTGTTGGTTTACTTACAAAGTTAAACCCTTGCCATTTTAGCCATTTTATTGATTTTTGATTTTCTTCTATGATGTAATTAGAAACAAAAGTGTAGTGTTCTTCCAAGAAATATAGCCACCTTTTATTCTTTTTTAAAAAGTCTATGTAGTGTTTATCTAACAAGTCTGAAGCTATAAACCATATCCGACCAGTTCTTGTATCTTTAGGTTTAGGCATAACACCAAATATACCTACAATGTCTGCGAAATCATTGAAGATAGTGTAAGTATGAACATTGTCTAGCTTAGTTCTGAAAGGAAACATCAATGCTTGTAATGGTTCTAATCCCCACAAAGCTATTTCATACCGATCTATCTGTCGTATATTTGGTGCTAATCTCCAGCAATCCTCTGGGATTGTTTTTTCACAATATAGTCCTATCTGTATAACCTCGCAAATGCTTCATCTACTTTTCTAACAAATGCAGGATCTCTATCTTTAGGATCATAGTATCTTTTGTCTTTCATCATACCACGTACATCTTCTAAAGTTAATGGTCGTTCTGGTTGAGCAACTTGATTAGCAGATGTAATACTTTGCTTTTGTGTTTGCATCATACGTTCTAAAGCTTCGATACCTTCTGCTGTAGCTCCAAGTGTACCAACTATTGCTTCATATTCTTCTGTTGAGAAAAAAGAAGATGCCCAAGAGTTTACAGCATCTAAACGTGCATTAGCATTTTCTCCTAGCTTTTCTTTCTCACGTTCTATATCTGGCATATTACCTAAGTAACTATCTATATACTTGTTAATGCCTTCTTGAAATATTTCTTGTGAATATGCATTTTCATCACAATGTTCTGCCCACCATTCAGTCATTGGATTTTCTTGTAGCATTTCTTCAGTAATACCTTCTGGTAATGCAGGCAGTTCATATGCTTCTGGTTTCTCAGAATCAGCTTCTTCAGAAAGTTCATTGATAATTACTTCACGTAGTTCATCTTTTTTACCACCAACATACTTCTCAAGATTGGTATAAGATTTACCAAACTCCTCCATATTTACATCTCCAGTTTCTACATTCCAAAACTTCTCTGGTATATAGTCTGGTCGAGGTGCAGGTTCTGTTGTAGTAGGTGCTGAATCTTCTGCTGTTGCAGTTTCTTCAGTTTGATTTTCTACAGTTTCATTTTCATTCATTAGTCTTATCCTTTACTATTTTTTGACTTTTACCTTTGTTTATTCTTCTCTGTATTAACCCAACAATATATCGCTGTCCTTCCAAATGCATCAAATGTTCTTTACTTATCTGAGGCCCAGCTACTGTTTCTATAGATATCGAACGTAAATATTCTAATACCTTTGCACCAGTGGGTGTGTTAAATGCAACTGAAAAAGAATCATTAAGATTCTGCTCATCTTCAGCTGATCGTTCCAAGTTATCTAAACCTATAAGTTTATCTACCATCATCTACTCCATATTCTTTGATTAATATCGCGTGCAGAAACCATATAGCTTTTTGTATATCTTCTGCACCATTCTTCTCTCTATGCCTAACAATATACTTTATTGCTGAAGCATCTGGGTATGGCATCTCACGTACAAAGTCATAAGTTTGTAACTTCTTGCCACAATCACATACACCCTTCTGATAATAAGCTGGGTTTATTTTATCTGTCATACAATATCTCCAATCCAATCTCCATTATTATCTAGCACCATTGGTAGTAGTCTGGGAACACCATTTAGTATAATTCCACAACCTAATACAAATCGTGTGTTAAAGTTTTTAGCATAACTAAATGCCATAGACTTCTGATTAATCAAACAACCTACATTCATACCCCAATATAGATCTTCTGGGTTTGCCCAATATCCAATACAAAATTTAGTATGGTAGTGGCCCTGCACACAATTCATACCCATTGTTTGTGATACCTTTAATACATCTGCCGACTTACCATGTGTAAAGTAAACCTTCTTACCATTACTCATTTCAAGTGTAAGATCATCTACCCACTTCCAGTTCTTAGTTCCAAGAAACTCACCATAAGGTCTAAGAAACTGTGCAGACATACCATACTTTATTGCCCTTCGATAAACCAAACTACTATGATTACTGTGTACTTCAGTTACATCTGGAAATATAGATTCTAATTCTTTGATGTACCCTTTCGATACACTAAGCTCATCACCTATTGATGGTAAGTCTGGATTATGCTCATGAAAAGAAATAGCATGGAAATCAAGTAGATCCCCAATATTGATAACGGTATCTGGTTTAAACTGCTTCTTAATTTTTTGTAGAAATTTAAAAGAATCTTTGTGATGATACGGAATATGTAAATCACTAATAACAAGAACACTCTCATGCATAATACCCTCCTATACTATGTTGTATCTGGGGGTGAGCCTTCCATTGGTGCTTGTTGTTGTTGCTGTAGTTGTTGCAACTGCATCGCCGCTTGTTGCATTTCTTCTTCAGAACGAATCAGTTCTTCTGGAACACCAAGTTTACCAGCAATAAATTTAGCCACCTCATCCTGCTTGACTAATATATTTAATAGCTCTGGCCCTACCCTCATTTGCATCATCCCTAAAAATCTATCAATAGTAGCAACATCTTGTTGGTGCTGTGCTTGTGCAAGAGGTGAAGATGAACGTATCTTGATCTCTCTACCATTAACAACTGGGATCTTTATCCTACCTTGTTTCTTCAAGATATAGATAACTCTTTGTAAAACTGGATTAACCAGTTCTGCTTGTAATCTACCAAAAGCAGCTCCTATCTGTCTTGATAGATCTGCCATTCTTTCTGCAATCTCTGTTGCAGTCATTGGTGTTTTTTCATTTGGTGTACCTAGCATATCATTGTATAGAGCTTTCTTAATATTCGTTCTCATATCTCTAAGTACAAGATCAGATACATTAAAGTTACCAGCTGGTGCTATTGGCTGTAATCCAGCAGAACCAGAAGCTTTTGGGATTATAGTTCCGGGAATCAGTGCGATATTATCTACATTAATAACACCATCATCTTCTACTTGGTACATACCAGATATACTCATCTGTGCATTTTCAAGTATTAGTTCGATCACAAGGTTTGCTGTCTTAATTGCTGGTAGTGCAAGTTGTAGTGGCCCACGACCATAAACTTCACCAGCTACTTTTGACCATCTATAAACAACATATGGATTAGATCCTAATCCAGTAAATTTTTCTTCTAAAATTTTATGTTCATACTGCATAGCAACTACACAGTAGATATGTTCTTCTTCTTTTGTATTTTCATAATGACGATATACAACTTCTAAAACATCACATTCCATATCTGGATTTTTATTCATATCCATTGTCATCTTCTCAGACATTGTACCTTTTGGATATGCATATTGTAAGTCTTTCATCTTAATTTTACGATTACGATAGATATGATCTATAGTATCGTTATGCCCAGCATCTAATACAATCTGTGGTAATGGAATAGCTTTGAACCTTACTGGATGCACTGCATCTCCTTCTTCGACTAGCAATACACCAGTACCCACTGCACAATCTAAAAATGTTTCATGTACTTCTTGTGCAAAGTTTGAGTTCTGTAGTATCTCGAATACATACTCAGTAACCTCATCTAACATAAGGTTTACTTCTTTTTGTTCATTTGCAGGTATTTCTGATCCAGCTACAAGATCTGCCCATCTTGCATAGTTTGGTACAATACCAGCTTGTAATCTACTAGCAAACTCTTGTACTCCAACTACAGCAGTCTCATCAAAGATTCTATCTGATCTTCTACGACCAATAGATTCAGAATAAAAACTTTCTCTTTGAGGTAGAGAAAACTCATAACATTCTTCAAATGTAGGTGTCCATAAATCTTTTATTGATTGTGCATTTTTGTAGCGTGATATTAATCTTCTTACATCACTATCTTGATAGTTTTCTGATATATGTGGCTTTACATCAATTACCATATTAATTACCTAATGTATCTTTTGTCATAAGACCACGTTCAATTTGAAATCCTTGTCCACCTTTTCTACCAGTAAGCAAAGATCTTTTACCAGCTTTATCTGTATATGCCGCTAATCTCATTTCAAATGTTTTTTGTTTATCAAGTTCAGTTTGTCTTGCTTGTTCTTCACGTAATCTTTTTCGCTGTGCTAATACACTAGCATCCTCTGGTAAAGGTGCAGGAGGTTTTGGAGGTTTGCTAAGTAATCCACCAACACACATTATCTCATCCTCTCATATACAGATCTAGGTTTAACATTGAAAACATCAAATTTTCTTCTTGCTATTACAGGTTTACTCTGTTTTTGTCCGATTGTCAATGCACGACCTTCTCCAGCACCTAACAATAGATATTGAAATGCATCATGTATATGACTGAATCTATTCTTATTTGGTCGTTCATCATACCTCTCACCAGATACTTGTAGACGTTTATAATGATATCCACCATCAAAACCTTTGATAAGGTTTGTGCATTTAGGATCAATAATCATACCACTCTCTCCATCTGTCATTCTGTTTAGTACAGCTGTAACAGATTCAAGTCGTAGTGCTACATCATTAGATGGTGCTGGTCTTGCATTTAGTCCTCGACCTCTTAGTATTTGAAATGGTGTTGATTCATCTGTTTGCACTCTTTGATCTCCAGCTGGATCGCCATAGATAATAAAATCTCTAGGTAGATATTGTGCCATGTGCTGTTTCATTAGTTCAGAGAATCTTACAATGCCCATATCTTCTGCAACTAGTTCATCAAATACAATCCATCTACCTCGCAGTCTTTGTGCAAAAACACAAGCAGGTGTTAGACCAAAGTCAATACCTACAAAGATTGGCACACCATCTGCAATAGCTAGATCTCCTTTTGCAACATGGGTGCTATGTACAAATGATTCATATACTGGCTTACCATCAGATACCTGCCCTAACTTGTTGAGTACATACACATCTATCCATGATTTAGTTTTACCACGTATAATATTTTTATAGTAATCACCAGTTAGATTATTACTGTTCTCACAATCTGGATTAGTATCGTAAGCTTCGATATCATTATTCTTGTCTTTGATTTCTAGCATAGCTGGTGGTTGATTATAGAAAGACCAGTTATCTGGTTTAACCAACATCTTTGCTTCTTGTTTTGAAATGTATTCTGGTAATACAGAATCTCCAGACATGATTGCCCACCAATGCTCAACATCTGGTGGGTTAGTATCACAGATAACTCCATACCAAGATGGGCCACCATCTCTCATGGATGGGTATCGACCTACCCTCATAGAACAAGCATCCACAATAGACTTTGGTATTTCTCTTGCTTCATTAATCCATACACCAGTAAGCTCAAGAGATAATAGTTTCTTTACATCTTCTGGTCTATCCAGTGCAAGAAAGATTACTTCTAAATCTAAATCGCCTTTTTGTATTCTATGTGTAAAAGGTACTGACCAATGAAAGCTACCCCATTCATCTTCTGGAAACCAGTCTAGCCATGTTTTGATTGTTGTAGTTTTTAGTTGTGGGTTGGTATTTCTAATGACTGCCCAACGTGATTTACGTTTACCATCTTCACTAGGTTCTTGTAACAAAGCTCTGCGAAACATCTCAATGCAACAAGCAACAGACTTACCACTTCCAACTGGGCCACGTAGACCTCGAAGAAAGCTTTCGTCTTTCATAAATAGTTTTAGTGTTTCGCCATCTGGCTTATAGTTCAGAGATCCCATAATCTACTGCTAGTTTTATTAATTTTTCTCTAGCCATTGGAGATAAGGATTCTATGATTTTATCAGCTTCATAATTATTAATATGTGATTCTGGATAATGTTTCATATGCTGTGTCTTAACAACAACTCTTAGTCTTTCCAAATCTTTGATAGCTACTTGTGTGTATATATTAGTCATAGTTATGCTTATCTAATATCAACTCTTTTGCCATCTTCTCAGCTTTTTCTTTTGACCAGCCTTTTAGCATTTTCAATTCTGTATACTGATCTATTCTTTTTTTGAGATGATCTTTTCTTTCTTTAGCAAAATTTTTTACGATTGTCTTTGCTCTTAGCTGATTCTTTTCCAAGATGCTAAGTTTCTTTTTATCTGCCATGTAACCTCAATTAGTTCTTCTATCTGGTTTAAAAGTAAATACTTCTTCTTCTTCTGCTCGTAACATAAATTCATATATACGTATCTGTTCATTCTTTTCAGATATAACTTTTAGCAACATCTTATGGGAATCTGTAAGTACGTCTACTTGTTTTTGAAGTTGTTCTATTGTTATTGTCATATTAGGTTTTCCTATATTTACGTACTTTTCTCGCAATCGCTTTAGGCTGTTTACTAAATTGTTTACCTTTAGCTGTATCAGCTCTTTTCTTTGCTGTGGTTTTTGCATACTCTTTTGATGATAATTTTTTGATTGCTTTTGCTGGTAAATATCTTTCTCCAGTTACACTAGACTTCTTACCAGACTTAGTTCTCCATTTTTGCTTTGACCATTTAGCCAAAGATGTTTTAGATTTACTGCCACCCCTATACCCTCCGCCTGCTTTTTTATAAGCTTTCACAGCGGCTTGAGCCTTGCGCCCACTCCATTGACCAGCCTTCGTACCATGACTTGCTTGTGCTTTGATACGTGCAACTATCCTTTTCCATAATGCAGGTTTTGTTTTAGTTGCAGTTGCCATTATTCTTAGAAATCTTTATAAAAACTTATACCAACCTTTTTATCATTACCAAAAAGATCTGTATCTACTCTGTAATTAAAACCTTTTACTTGACCACTCTTTGAAATTTCACCAGTTAAAAGATTACCACTAATACCATATTTCTTTCGTAAGTTGTCTACTCTATTGTAAGCAGTCTTAACTGTATCAATTAGTCCTCTTTGGCTTTGATCATCTCTAATGTCAGATATCTTAGGTGGTTTATATGTTTGACCATTACCAGAAGCTTTTAAAACAGAATCTATCAGTAAACTTTTAGGAAACTTAATTGTAGCCTTTGCTACATCTCTAATAACTTTCTGTTGTTCTGGGTTATAGGTTCTAAATTTTTTTGTGATTTCTTCAGGAGTATTTTCTTGTAATTCTTTTAGTTCTTTTGCCCCTTCTCTTGTATCTTTGATTATATTAGCAGCCATCATAGTTTTGAAAATAGAACGTTTTTTTTGCATACGTTCTCTGTTCGCTCTTAAACTATCTTCACCTTTAGGACTGTACCTTTTAGCTTTAGATACAATCCTTTGGTAAGATTTACTTTTGCTATAATCAATATGCATTATGGGCCTATTAATTTACCTACATATAGTAAACCTCTATTTTTTGGTCGCTTACTTGCAGAAATACGTCTTTGTCTTTTCATTTCAGCTTGTATTTCTTTTTCTAACTCTGCACCAGTTTTAATACTGCTAAATAATTTTTTTACCCCAGCTACTTCTGCACGAGCATCATGATCTATACCAAATCCTTCATGGGTACTTAATAATGTATTAGCACTTGCTTTTTTATTTATTGCCATCTTCATAAATTGTCCCATAGGATTAGGAGAATCTTCCAAAGCCAAAAAGTTTTTCTTTCCTAAATTTTTATCTTTAAAGAAAGCATCAGTAATCTTACGTCTCTTTCGCATACGTTCTCTTTGAGATTTAAGACTTTGTTTACCACGAGGATCATAGCTTTTAGCTTTAGATACAATCTTTTGATAGGATTTTCTTTTACTGTAATCTATAGCCATCTTACTTCCTCTTCTTTGAAGCCATTATTTTCTTTTT